CCTTCGCTTGAGAAGGAATATGCACCTTATATTATCAATCGCTGTCTCTCTGGGCACATTGATTGTATTATGTTTGCGAATGAAATGAATCAATATCATTTTCTCCCGAAGAAGATGCAATATGACTTTTTTATAAATAGTCTGAGGAAAAAGAAGAGATTTTCTCCCTGGCTCCGTCAAGATAAAATCAAAGACCTTGATTATGTTAAACGTTACTATGGTTTTAGTAATGAAAAGGCAAAACAATCTTTGAGGATTCTTACTAAAGAACAACTTAATTTTATAAAATCGAAATTTGAAACTGGAGGAACAAAATGAGTGTCGTTCAAGAACCTGAAGTGAAGTGGACGCCCGATCAAATGGTGGAAGTCATTCTGAATGAACCAGATGACTTTTTGAAAGTTCGTGAGACTTTGACCCGAATCGGAGTTGCTTCAAGAAAGGAAAAAAAAATCTATCAGTCTTGTCATATTCTACACAAGCAAGGTAGATATTATCTCGTTCACTTTAAGGAATTGTTTGCTCTGGATGGCAAACACGCTAACCTAACTGTGAATGATGTTCAGCGCCGCAATCGTATCGCCCAACTTCTTGCTGATTGGGGTCTGATTGAGATTGTAGATGTCAAAAAGATTCAAGACATCGCCCCTTTGAATCAAATCAAAGTTCTTGCTTATAAGGATAAGGGGGACTGGATTCTGGAAACCAAGTATAATATTGGTGCTAAAAAGAAAAAGGTAGAGGATGCCGAATGAAAAAGAGCGGGTTTTACACCCGCCTTTTTTATGTGAAGTGTTATAATTATATACGGATGCCGTAAGGGTCCACAAAACACAAACTCGCTTTTAAAGGAGCTACCATAATGACCAACCTCACAAGGTATACTGCTGCGGATCTTCCTGCTCTGATGGAAAGAATCACCCGCAATAGTATTGGAATGGATGAATATTTTGACCGTCTATTTAATCTTCATGAAACCACAACGAATTACCCCCCATATAATCTGGTTCAAATAAATAATGTTGAATCCCATTTGGAACTCGCATTAGCAGGATTCAAGAGAGGAGAGGTCAATGTTTTCACAGAGTATGGAAAACTTTTTGTCGAAGGGCAAAAAGCAGATGCCGAATCGGATAGGACGTTTATCCACAAGGGAGTGGCTAGCAGAAGTTTTAAACGAGCGTGGACTTTATCCGACGACACAGAAGTCCGGGAAGTCGCATTTGAAGACGGACTTCTACGGATCGTACTTGGGAAAATAGTACCGGAGCATCATGCCCGTAAGGACTATCTCTAAATAAAAATAAAAATGAAATCCTTCCACCAATTTCTTAATGAAATAAAAACTATTTCATATCCAGCAGCAAAACCACATAAAGTTTATATGAAAGGAAAAACTCAAAAAGTTTCTTCTGGTAGGGCAGTCCCAATAAATCCTGGAAGTGGTGCTGGTGATGGTGGAAATGGTAATGGCGACTAAATACAATTGAATATCGTCGGCGCTATGCCATAGGGAGGTAACTGGCAAAATCCAGTTGACACCTCCCATTTTTTTGAGTATAATACCTTGAAGGAAGAAGATAAAAATGTCAATCAAACTTGCGCTATTGAAGTCCGGCGAAACAATTATTTCTGATATTAAAGAAATTGTTTCTGATGAAAAACCTTGTGGATATATTTTCAATAAACCTCACAAGGTTCTTACAGAAAGGTCTATCCTTTTAACTGAAGAGGTAGACTATGATGCTAAAATCGAAGTATCTTTATCATCATGGATTCTTTTAACACAAGATGACCAAATTTTAGTTCCGTTAGATTGGGTTGTTACTATCGTTGAGCCACTCAATTCAGTTAAAGATCTTTATGAGGAAAGAGTAAATGGACAAAACAGTTAAGTGTCTTTTGTTGAAAGTTGATAATGTAATTGTTACTGAGATTATCGAAGTTGGTTCTGAATTAGGAGAGCCTGATTGTAAACTCATTAATCCTTTCCGCATTGACGCCGAAGGAAATCTTACTCCTTGGCCTGATGTAACTGATCAGAGAGAAATGATGATTCATTCGGACAGTATCCTTACCATTGTGGATCCAAAAGAAGAAATTGTTGAAAAGTATCTTGAATTAACCGCCTGATGTCGCTTCGATTTTATACAAACGTGCAGATGGTCGGGGATCACTTCTTGGTCCGTGGTTATGAAAATGGAAAACATTTCATGACTCGGGAGAAGTTTAACCCGACTCTTTTTGTCCCTTCTCAAAAGAAAACTAAATATCAGACTCTGAATGGAGAATATGTTGAATCGGTTCAACCTGGTTCTGTTCGCGACTGTCGTGAGTTTGTAAAAAGATATGATGGAGTAGAAAACTTTAAAATTTATGGAAATACTGGATACATCTATCAGTATATCTCTGAAATGTATCCTGAAGAGGAACTCAAGTTTGATATTACTAATATCAAAGTTACCACTCTTGATATTGAGGTTGCCTCTGAAAACGGATTCCCTGATGTAGAGTCTGCCGCTGAGGAAGTTCTACTCATTACTATTCAAGATTACTCATCCAAGAAAATTCGCACTTGGGGGCAAGGTCCTTTCAAGAATCAGCAGAAGAATGTTGATTACCGTTCTTTCTCCAGCGAATATGATCTTCTCAACGACTTTATCAACTGGTGGATGGTTGAAACAAATACTCCAGAAGTTGTGACTGGGTGGAACAGCGAGCTTTATGATATTCCATATCTTGTTCGTCGTCTAGATCGTGTTCTAGGTGAGAAATTGATGAAACGCATTTCTCCTTGGGGACTTGTAACTGAGACTGAGATTTATATTGCTGGTCGTAAGCACATTTCTTACGATGTTGGTGGTATTACTCAACTCGATTATCTGAATCTTTATAAAAAGTTTACTTATAAAGCACAAGAGTCTTATCGTCTGGATCATATTGCAAATGTAGAACTTGGTCAGAAAAAACTGGACCACTCTGAGTTTGATACCTTTAAGGACTTCTATACCAAAGGTTGGCAAAAGTTTGTAGAATACAACATCATTGACGTGGAACTTGTTGACCGTCTGGAAGATAAGATGAAACTGATTGAACTTGCAATCACCATGGCCTATGACGCAAAAGCAAACTATGCTGATGTGTTTTCACAGGTTAGAATGTGGGATACTATTATCTACAACTATCTGAAAAAGAGGAACATTGTGATTCCTCCCAAAGAGCGTTCTGATAAAGACTCTAAGTATGCTGGTGCATACGTTAAGGAACCTATTCCTGGAAAATATGACTGGGTTGTATCTTTTGACCTCAACTCGCTATATCCTCACCTTATTATGCAGTATAATATCTCACCAGAAACACTTCTGGATGAGAGGCATCCATCAGTAACTGTAGATAAAATACTGAATCAGGAAATCACATTTGAAATGTATAAGGACAAGGCAGTATGTGCTAACGGGGCAATGTTCCGTAAGGATGTGCGGGGATTTCTACCAGAATTGATGGAAAAAATCTATCGAGACCGCACCATCTATAAAAAGAAAATGCTTGCTGCCAAACAAGAGTATGAAAAGAAAAAGACAAAAGACTTGGAAAAGGAGATTGCTCGGTGTAACAACATCCAAATGGCGAGGAAGATTCAACTTAACTCTGCTTATGGTGCTATCGGCAATCAGTATTTCCGTTATTACAAACTAGCAAATGCTGAGGCAATCACTTTGTCTGGTCAGGTTTCTATCCGTTGGATTGAAGACAAGATGAATGCCTATATCAACAAACTTTTGAAAACTGATGGAGTTGATTATGTTATTGCTTCAGATACTGACTCTATCTATCTTAATATGGGTCCTCTGGTTGAACGTATATTCAAGGGAAGAGAGAAAACTACTGAAGGCATTGTTTCGTTCCTTGATAAGGTCTGTCAGGTGGAACTTGAAAAGTATATTGAAGGTTGCTACCAAGAACTGGCTGAGTATGTAAATGCTTATGACCAGAAGATGCAGATGAAGCGTGAAAACATTGCCGAACGTGGAATCTGGACCGCTAAAAAGAGATATATCCTAAATGTTTGGGATAGTGAAGGTGTTCGTTATGAAGAACCTAAACTCAAGATGATGGGTATTGAGGCAGTTAAGTCATCAACTCCTGCACCTTGTCGCAAGATGATTAAAGATGGTCTCAAACTGATGATGAGTGGGACCGAAGAAGATGTAATTAACTTCATTGATAAGTGTCGTGAAGAGTTTAAGTCTTTACCTCCAGAACAGATTGCATTTCCACGAACTGCGTCTGATGTTCGTAAGTATCATTCATCAGCAACCATTTATGCTCAGAAAACTCCCATTCATATTCGTGGAGCACTTCTTTTTAATCATTATATAAAAGAAAAGAAACTGACAAATAAGTATTCTCTTATTTCAAATGGTGAAAAAGTCAAGTTTATTTTTCTGAAAAAACCAAACATTATTCAGGAGAATGTAATTTCATTCATTCAAGATTTTCCAAAGGAACTTGGACTTGACAAATACATAGACTATGACTTACAATTTGAAAAGAGTTTTGTAGACCCGCTTAAGTCCATTCTCGATTCAATTGGATGGAATGTCGAAAAAACTGTAAACCTTGAACTATTTTTTGCCTAATGGATCTTCCTATTAACGATGAAGAACTAAAAAAAATTGTAAGTGCTCTTGGATTTGGTGGAGATGCAGCACTTTATCATAAACTTAAACTGATAAAAGAACTTAGAGAGCAAGGTTTACCTTATAAAAAAATCTTACGAGAGCAATATGGTTTGGTGGTATGAACTTACCAATCACAGAGAACGAGTTTAAATATATACTCCAATCTATTAAATCAAATACCCAACTTTATAATAAATTGTGGGCTTATTGGTTTAAATTAAAATATCAAAATGGTAAATGACTATGGACTTTCTTAAAGAAATTGTAAAAGAAGTTGGTGGTGAGTATACAAAACTTGCTTCCGATATTGATGAGACTGAGACTTATGTTGACACGGGTTCGTACATTTTTAATGCACTGGTTTCAGGTAGCATATTTGGCGGTGTATCTGGGAATAAGATTACTGCTATTGCTGGAGAGTCTAGTACTGGAAAGACTTTTTTCTCTCTCGCCGTGGTTAAGAACTTTCTTGATACTAATCCCGATGGTTACTGTCTCTACTTTGACACTGAGGCTGCTATCACTAAATCTCTTTTAGAATCCCGTGGAATTGATACTTCTCGTCTTGTGGTTGTCAATGTTGTTACTATTGAAGAGTTTCGTGGAAAAGCACTCAAAGCAGTAGATATTTACTTAAAAAAACCTGAAGGAGAGCGCAAACCTTGTATGTTTGTGCTAGACTCTTTGGGTATGCTTTCTACTGAGAAAGAGATTACTGACGCACTTAACGATAAGCAAGTTCGTGATATGACTAAATCACAACTTGTCAAAGGTGCTTTCCGTATGCTCACTCTTAAGTTGGGGCAGGCAAACATTCCTATGATTGTAACTAACCACACCTACGATGTTATTGGCGCTTACGTTCCTACAAAAGAAATGGGTGGTGGGAGTGGTCTTAAGTATGCCGCTTCTACTATCATATATCTCAGCAAGTCAAAAGAGAAAGATGGAAAAGAAGTTATTGGAAACATTATCAAAGCAAAGACTGCTAAGTCTCGTTTGAGTAAGGAGAACCAGCAAGTTGAAATCCGTCTATTTTATGATGAGCGCGGTCTTGATCGCTATTATGGTCTTCTGGAACTCGGGGAACTCGCTGGACTCTGGAAGAATGTCGCGGGACGTTATGAAATGGATGGTAAGAAAATTTACGCAAAGGAAATCTTAAAGAATCCTGATCAGTATTTTACCGAAGAAGTAATGCAGCAACTTGATGCTGCCGCGAAACAACAATTCTCTTATGGAACGAATTGAGACAACTATTCTCAGAAATTTAGTATTTAATGAAGATTACTCACGAAAAGTTATACCTTTTATACAACCAGATTATTTTGAGCAAAAGGCAGAGAAGGTCATTTTTGAAGAGATTGTCCAGTTTATTGTTAAGTATGGTTCAGCAATCACCATTGAAGCACTCAACATTGAGGTAGAAAATCGCACAGACATTAATGAGTCTGAAATCAAAGAGATTCGGGAACTCAATTCATCTTTGAATGATGCCATCGTAGATAAACAATGGTTACTTGATACCACTGAAAAGTGGTGTCG